GTATATACAAGATACATACTCGCTATTATTGCTTTTAAAGAATCTTCTTTCTGTTCTTTTGTATTTGATTCCTCAATATTCGTAGAAAAAACACTGCTTGTACACTGTTCTAAACTTAACAAATTTGTTGTTACTTCTTGGTTAATCATTTGTTTTATTGAATAGTAATTTAGTTTATTATGATCAAAGCTATCTAAATAAGCTTTACACTTATCATAGAAGCTAGCATCTGGTTTAGGAGCGCCTTCTTCGTACATTGCTTCTACTTTTTTTGCTAGTTCTATTATAGGTTCAACTTGGTCTGCTCCTGACATCATTTCTCCATTTTTAAAGCTCTCTAATTCCCTTTCTATTTTTTTGATAGATGAATCTGAGAATCTTTTTTCTCCTATAGAAATAACTTTCATATCCTCCTCATTATTTATTATTGATACTGGGTCTGTCTGTGTTGAGGAATCTTTTGTGATAATTTCCTTTAAACTATCTATTACTTTTTTCATTACATCTTACCTTCTATTAATTGATTGCCTCTCCATCTTACCTTATTCTTTAAGAACTTTAAACAATCACTCTACTCTAAACTGACACTGTCCCTAGCACGATTATCTTATGGATAGCTCCGCTAAGCCTTGCTTCAAAACTTACATCAGGTAATATGCGACTACTTCTCTGGCTTACGCTCACATCTCGAACATCCGGTACTGTTACCTTAATTGAGCTCTCATCTATTATCTCTCTTGCTACCGCCTCATTAAGGCTATTTCTTATCATGCTTTCAATGATGGCTATTCCTTGATTGGTAAATGGAATTTTATCTGACGATACTAAAGCTGTAGCTATTTTGGCTTTGATATTATTAACTAGCCAGTCCAGACCTTGAACAATATCTATGTATTCTCCGTTTGTTGTCTTTCCTTCCAGGATTATGCCTACTCCGCCGACTGAGGCAAAATAATTGCCGTTATTATCGGTAATTGCCTTTCTATTATCCGTAGTTAGACTTGATACTCCAATACCGCTCAAATTCTTATACGCCCAAGTAGCAGAACCAGCTTTCTTACCGAACATTAATCCAAACCAGGCGCTTTCCGGATATTCAAGATTAGCCGCTCCGTTATAAATGACAAAACTTCTAAATCTATTAAGATTTTTTAACTGATATAAAATACTAGTATTATCACTTATATCCAGTATTTTACTATCATCACTGGAGAGGCCGAATATTTTTTCCTCAGCTTCAACTAATTCAGATATAGCTAATTGATCTTCGACTTTTTTGCTAGTAATAACAACGCCGTAAAAATCAGTCGTCTCAAGTAATACTTTAGCAAATCCTTCAGCAAAGGTTTGTTCTCCTAAACACTGACCGATTAATATCTCAGGTAACTTTATTTCCTGACCGAAGGCAAGTTTTGCGCATCGATATTCTGGTGTAGCATTATCATAATCAGTCAGTACCTCTGTTATGCTTCCGTAAGTTACTACTCTTTTTTGGTTTGCTTTGTCCTTGTTGGTGTTACCGAGAATTAATAATTTATTTAAACCTGAGTAGGTAATACCTAAAGTATCCTTTTTAATAACTACCTGGACAATATCGTCAATTAAACTCATTATTATTCCCCCTCTTTAGATACTACAAATTCACTATTGTTAATCATATCTTTGACTTTCACCTGTTCAATTAAACCGACATTATCTTCTACAGTTTTGTTAAAAGCTATTTCCAGTTCTAGAATAGCTCTACTCTCCATCTGTTCATTAAGCATTGCAGGTAGAGCCGATATGTTCTTAATGACTCTCTGCAAAGCTAATTCTCCTTTAAATACGCTATTTTGTAACTCGGTACCAAATGCGCTATACAATGTCCCGAGCAAATCTTCGGCTTCATGTAAAACATCGCTAAAAGCAGTAAAACTGGCAATCATCACTATTGACGTAGTAATTTTCTGATATCCGCTAGTATCCATTACTCTTGCTATCGGAGTGCCTATATTCTTGAAATTAGCCAAAGCTATAACAATGAATGGTTTTTTAGGTCTCGGGCTACTTTGGTTAGCAAATATTATCTTATCCGCGGTCAAAGCAGGAACAGCTCTAACGGTAAAAGCATATATATTACTGTATAACTGGCTAATTAGCATCTATATTCTCTTTTGTTACTAAAACCTCATAATGAGCGGTCGGATATTTTAGGTTTTGATGAGCCGTAACCCTTATTACCTGATATCTTTCACCTTCTATTATCACTACATCAGGTTTACTTTTATTTACTTCCGAAGTTTTTAAACTGTTACCTGTAAATAATGTATAACTTTCTTTAGTTCTCTCTCCTTCAGGCAAGGTCTGCATTATCTCTGCATCCGTAGCCTGAATGCTTGCTTTTATGGTAAAAGAGCTAGTAGCTCCATCCTCCCATAATCCGTTTATATATTTACCTTCACCTGTTCTATAGACGGTTAAATCTTTTCTAAAAACATCAAACATTTAATTTTCTACTTTATAAGTAATACTAGCTCTCATTATTCCCGTATCGATAAGCGTTCTACTGCTACCTTTCCGTTTTTTTGTAGCCTCTGACAAAGGAGGGGGAACATTACTATCTATTTTTTCCTTGATATCATTAACCATTTGTTCGGCTACAAAGCTTATTTTCTGCTCAATATTACTGATATCCCCCTCTGTTATACTGCCTACAATTCTATCAAGCGCTTTATTCCATTCCTGCTGTTTTTCATCAACGGTACTGCGCATAAATGAACGCTCCGGAATCTTACTTGTGCCGTATTCATTAGCTGTTGCGTAATCTACTATTAAAGTACCAGTCTTTGCATTCTTGCCAGCTTCTGGATGAATACCGACCTTGATTTCTTTGTTCTTCAAGCTAAGCAGAGCTTTTTTTATCGCCAAAAAACCCTTATCAGTATCTTTTATATTCATACCCTCCTTGTAAAAGCCGTTATCGAATACTGCCTTACTAATTCTTTATAAGCTCTGCCATATGCGGAATAATCGTACTCATCAGACACATTACCCGAAGCGTAAGTAATGGATAAGCCTCCTTCTTTTAATGAAGTTACCTCCCCTCCCGCACCTTTTCTTTTTAGCGCTAAATCTACTTTATGCGCCGCTAAATAGAGTATGATTTCTTCTCTTATCGGTGATATCAATTCCGTGCTAATAAAGCTGTCTGCAAAATCAATATGGCTTTTTATAATTTCTTCCGATTCCGAATAATCTTTAAACTCAGGGGCTATAGCATAAAATCTCTTCATTACCTCTTCAGAATCACTCAGAGCCATATATTCTTCCTACTTATGAAAGATTGGATATAACCATAATGCTCTTCGGCATTCTTATAACAATACCGCCGTGTCTGCTACTGCAATAAACTCTATACTCATAACCTACTGCTTGCGGAGGTCTTGGAGTATAATAATCAGCTACTATATGCTCTATGTAGTCAGAATCTCTTTTATAAAGTATTGCAGTTTCCTTATAACTTCCGCCAAGCCAGGACGGCGCTAGCTCAGGAGTCATATGAATACTGATATTATTCATCGTACTAAAGACCTCTCCAACAGGAGCATTACTAAAATTATTTAAAATAGCGAGCTTCGTTTTAGCGTAAAGCTTCGGAGATAACAGCAAAGTATCTGGTAATATATTTCCTTTTGTAACGTCTAAATAATTAGTATAAGCAGTCGTTAAATCGGTCATAATATCATTTGCGGTAGTAGTAGTTAAGACCCAGTCTTTAGTAATAGTATAGCTTTGTAGAAGTGCTTTATTTGCCGTAGATAAAAGACCAGGCAGACCAACCGCAGTATTGCCAAGAAAACATGTTTTATTCATTATCTCTGCCATTGCTCTTTGTGCCTGGCTAGATAACTTATTAATAATGTTTAACCTTGCAACTCTTTCACTGATTGCAACATCTGCATCACAGTAACAATATGCGATAACGATATCTTCTAATTTTTGTAAATATTTTTGTTCAGCGTAGTTTACAAATGGAACATCCGTTGCTTTTCCAGCTTTCACGCCTTTATAAGCAGCAGTTCCGGTTGAATCTCCCATGTTGTATTGATAGACCGTAGCGGTTTTATCAATAGTTGCTTGAGGGAATCTAGCAAAGGATGATAGAGGAGTTTTTAAATAATCAAAAGTCTTTGGGTCGTAAGCTATTAAATCTTCCGTAAATACTTGATAGTCCATGCTATCGAGCCTTCTACTTGTAGTAATACCGGCTGATAAACTATCTGAACGTATAACTATATTGTGTGTAAGCATTTTTTTACCTATATCTTTTTTTAGTTACTTTAGTCTTTTAGATGATCTGCTATCTTGCGAGGAACGCCCGCCCATCTAAAAGACTTGTTTCTTGTTTAAGCTAATGTAGTAAGCGGATTATTAGTATCTGCATCAGCAATTTGAAGCGGGACTAGTCCATTAACCGCTGGACCTACCGTATAACCAATAACCACACCCCTACCTTTTGTTGTAGCACCGACATAAAATGGGTCTTTTGTAGAAGCAGTATCTACGGAAGTTAACGCTATCCTACCAAGATCTACTCCCACAACAGCAGCAACTGGAAGAGTGACACAAACCCACGCAAGACTTCCCCCTGTAGTTTGAAGAGTAGCTGGAGTACCGCTTATGGCAGTATTATCAAAACCGATAACTATTCTACCGACTTTCATGATTGAGACCATTGCTCCTTTTGGATAAGAACCGATAGTATTAGTTACTGTAGTAGGGGGAGCGGTAGCAATATCACTACCTGCAACTTGATAATTAGTACGCAGTGCTATTCCACTAAAGGTACTAGTAGCAGTCATGTTGGCTACAGTACCCGTGTTAAAATTAATAGTAACAGGTTGCCCGAATTTAATCTCTTCGCTTGCAGGATAAGATATTACCTGAGACATTGAACTATCATATTGCTGTCCAAGTAAAAAACTATCCGATGTAAGAGCTGTAGAAAAATCTAATTGCATAATTTTATACCTTTATTAATGAGTTTTACCTGATACTTCCGCTTGCATCTTATTGATACTTGAAGCAATATCTATTGTACTTGCAGGTTCTTTGCGAACTGAGTCGGTCATTTTGGCTAAAGCCGCAAGCATTTTTGCTGAATCGTTTTTAGCTTGCGGTAATGCTAACTGACCAAACTGGGCTTCAAATAAACCCTTCACGTATTCATCGCTCCGCCCTACAAAGTCATATTTTTTATCTCTCGTGCCAAGTGCGTATTCCATAATCTCTCGGTCGGTATGCTTAGCGTAAGCAAATACATCATCGCCTAAGGCTTTGGCAGCACCGAGTATTAAACACACTCTATCTATCACTTTTTGAGTTATATTTTCATCACTTGCTTTTACCTTATACTCTTCTAAAGCTTCATCCTTTTTCTTGCAAAGCTGTTGCAGCGAATCATGTTTGATTTTCCAATTATCCCTCTCGCTTTCCACTAGTTTTTTTTCAGCAACTAGTGCATCATAACGAGCTACTTTTACTTCTAATTCCTTGTCCAGATGCTGGGTTTTGTCGTCTTGATTAGACATATTGTTCTCCTCTAAGTTTAAATTTTCTTTAAAAATACATTCAGCTACATGTTTGTAATTATCCGAATCTAGCCTAAATCTAGCTTCTCTTCCTGCTCTTCCAAGCGGAACTGCAGCTAAATGGTTGTAACGTATTAGCTTTTGCCTGTGAGTATATTTCTGTCCGTTGTGTATACCGTCTTCTTTTGTCACAATACATTCATACCCATAAGATAACTCTGACTTTTGGCCATTCTCTATTTGTTTTATCAAATCGGCATCGGTTATCTTGATAGAGGTAATAATCTTATCTTCGTGTATTCGGCAACTTTCTCCGGTAAAACCTTTTTGCAATTTTGAAGCATTGTAAGCATTAACGAACTCATTCGGATGATCGTCGGTAACCGGAAGCATTTTTAAAGTTTTTAAGCTGTCTTCATGAAACACGTCGTCAGGATGCCTTAATTCATAAATTATACTACCGCTCGCACTTTCGTATGCAAAAACGCCAGCTCTTCCAGCTATAACCTCCCCTTCTAAAAAACCATCATCAGTTTTTCTTACTTTCGGTATTTTGACGGTATCAAATCTAATATTCTTTAGATCACTCATTTAATTCTTATGTATTGACAAATAATGCAGAACACATCAAACTTAAGAAACAAAAAAAAGGTGGGGAGATAACCATCTAAATCTCCATGTCTTCTTTTAGTTACTCTAGTCTTTTAGATGATCTGCTATCTTGCGAGGAACGCCTGCTCATCTAAAAGACTTGTTTTTCTTATGTTACTATATCTTCTTTTTTTTACTAAAACGCCTTTATCCTCTATATATTAACTATCGCTAGAGACGTACAACGACACAAAACGTCCTGCCCTGGTTGGGATAAAGTAGCTTTTATTTCATTCCTACTATTCCACTTATCGTTTACATTTTTTTTATAAACGCCAGTATCAATATAACTACAAATCTTTCCTTCCAAGACTTTGTGCGAAATACGCACTCTTTCGTCTTTAGCAGTACTCCACTTATAATTTTCTATACCGAGCACCAGATGTCTATGCCTTGTTAAATCAGCATTCAACTTATTAATCTGATCTCTTGCTATAATTCTTGCACGTTTCTTTGATATTGTAAAAGCTTTTCCAAAATCATCAGCTAAACTTGAAAATCCGACACCATTGCGTACTCCGCTGTAAACTATTTCCTGCGCTTGCCCGAGTAGATCGGAGTTTATTGATTTGATAAGTCTGACGTTATCAGAAACAAAAAACTGCATTGATTCTTCCATAGTTTTAGAAACCGGAATAGATAAGCCTTTTTTTACAGTACTGGATAAAGACTGCTCTATAGACCGCTTATTAAAAGCATTTACCTGTTTTGCTTTCTTAATTACTTTTTTTATAAAATCCTTAATCTTGATTGATATCTGTAATTCGCAAATTTTGATAATATTTTGCAATTCGTCATCTACACTATCAAGTCGCACTGCTAAATCATAAGACGGCTTTAGTTCTCTAAAGTTTATGAGTACCATTTTACTAACTTGACTCACATATTGTTCTAACTGCTTGCTATATTCATTTTCCAACAAGAACGGATAGTGGAACCTTTAATGCTATTTGATACATCAATTAATATTTAATTTACTTTCTGCTCAGCTCCGTTTAGTTCATTATAGATAAGCTGGAGAGCGTTAAGGCAATATTCTATATTATTTTTCACACTTATCCTTCTTTCATTATCAATTAATGAAGACTGTTTTGTTAACCGCTTGATATAATCCATTACTATTAATTGAAAATCTAAACCGACTAATTCAATATTACTTCTAAACTTTGCTTGATCATTAATTAAATCTTCTATCTTCATTTTGTCCTCTATTTAATTTATTTTGTTTTTTTAACTTGTGATTCTGGAACGATCGGAATGATCGTATTTAAATGTTCTTCTATATCTTTAATATCCACATTTAACTCAATAATCGCTTTTTTAGCAGCTGCCAAAAGAGAAACAAGCTTTGCATCACTTAAACCCATACCGCCTCTAAATATTTGACCTGCGTAATTCATTAAATTCTGACAATCCGTATTACACCATGAGATTTTTTCTAAACCGTCATAGTTTACTTCCAAATTTGTATTTTCATCTTTTAAAGTCATGATTTTACCTTTTTTAAATTAAGTTAAACTACTCCTAGAATAAGAGCCGTAACAATAGAACCAGCCTCAATATTAGCACTAGTACATTTAAATTTAACATAGCGTCCTGTAGTATCCATTCCGTATGAAAGACTTTTAGTTGTTGAATAAGAACCATATGCAGCTCTCATATTATCAGCATCTACAGCGTTAAGAACCGTTAATGATAGAATAACATTTGCAGAATTACGATAATCAGTAGGAAGAGAAATCGGTGTCAGTATACCTGATGATATAGTAGAAGTAACATTGTATACAAATGTTATTAACTGTCTTCCTGTCGTATTACTGCCTTGTATGATAGTAGTAATACTCTTACCTTGACTATCAACATACAATTTATTAGCGCCATCATTATCATTAACAGGAGTTGCAACATTAATAATATTGTGGTTACTCATGTCGATTTGATTTTCCGATACTAATGCAACACTGTTAAAAGTACCTATATTATTGGCTCTTAGCGTTCCTGTTTTTGCATTAATAGTACCTGTAGTTGCCAAATCTTTATTGCCGTAGTCCCAATTAGCGTTAGCATCAAGTACTACTCCTATTATATCGTCTACACCAATTTTTAAAGGAGAGCCGTAAGCCATTAAATAACTTCCATTAACCGAGTTATTAGTTCCTATAGCTAACCTATCACTACCTGCTTTTTTAAACATTATTTCGGTGTTTGTAGCAGATGTACTATTATTATTTATGGATAATCTATAAATTAAATTAGCAATATTTACATCAGCCAATTGAGGTATAGTCCAGCCTCCTGAACCATTTAAATATTTGTATATATCATTAGGATATCCAGAAAGGCGTTGTGAATTTATTGTTGCATTATCGGCATAATTTTTGTTAACCGCATCTGCATCATTAACAGGATAGGCTAAGTTTCTTATATTTTGATTATTAGCGTTAAAAAAAGACGTTATTAATGCCAAATCCGTTGGCTTATTACTTCTAACGGCAGTATTGAAGTCTGTAATCTGTGAACTTAACCAAGTGTGACTATCAACATAGGTTTTAGTAGCATAATTATAACCTGATATTGTAGTATTGAAGTCTGTAATATCAGCACTTAACCATTTATGGTTATCTATATAACTAGTAAGAGCGTTATTTAATGCATCAAGAGTATTATCTACATATCCTTTGTTAGTAGCATCGTTAAGTAAAAACGGATCACCTAAATCTATGATTTTGTTTGAATTTAAAGATAAATCGCCATTTAAACCTATCTCTGCAAGATTAACTTTCTTTAAAAAGTTAAAACTATCGCTCTGTTCATCAAAATTAAACAGTTCTATAGGAGTGGAAACTCCATTAATAGAAATCAAACTAAGGTTACCTATAGTCTGTTCATTAGTAGTAGTATGATTAAACTTAAATCCGCTTAAACTATTATTTAAAAATGAAAAGTAACTAATCGACGGAACATTTAATAAAGGAACAAAGGCGTTATAAATACCTAAATCGGCCAAATTACTGTTAAGCAGACCTTTATTGTTAAAATTAATTCTCTGAATACTACCATCAACATTTAAATTAGGTGTTAAAGATAAAAATTCCGATAATAAAGACATTATAACACCTCATCCAAAAGTAATAATATATCAAACACTCGTCCGTCCTGAACTTCTTTTAACTGATTAATAAGCAAATTATTGGTCCAGCTCTCACTAGCTATCGTCTGCCAGTCATTACCATTATGATACTCAGGTTTTACTGTTACATTTTGTTTCATAATTACACCTTTTATCAAAGTTCCATATTAAATCTGATCATGCCTGTTTTTGGTATTAACGGTCTATCCGCTGTCGTCCCGATAGGAATAGTTATTGATTCATTACCTGGAATAATTGGATTATCAGCTAAACCAATTGTTGCCACTCCACCTGCAACATCAACGTTAATTTCATTAGTTGTACCATTAATGGCAGTAAATGAGTTTCTATCAACTCCAAGAAAATCAAAATTACTGACTCCTATAAAAGATATATCACTAGTTAACATCCACAAACTTGCTTTATTTGTAGTACCTTTTATAACCGGAACTATATCGCCTTTTTTTATCCTTGAGATAACATCATAATCATCACTTCTAGTTAGTACCCAGTTTTCGGTAACAGAACCAATGTCTGTTACAACATATATTCCATTTTGTAATCCTGTAGTCTGATCTTTGACCAAAACTCTGTTACCTACAGCTAAAGTAATTCCGTCAATAACGAGCGCACTTTGTATTCCCGAATTGGTCAAGTTTGCTCCCACACCAATTGTCCCATTAGTATAAGTAGCTATTAAATTATCTGTTGTCGCTACTTCACAAGGAATTATCTGCCGAAGTATACTTAAAACATAATTTACAGTTGCTACTTCAAACCATCCGTTTGCATACTGGAACTCATAACCGCCGGGTTTTTGTGGAACAATTATTTCCGCCATAACTTAATATTTAAAATGTTAAAGTTCTTTGTTATATCTTATCATACCTACTTCAGCACTCAAAGGTCTTTCCAAATTAGTACCGACGGGAATTTTAACGGCTCCAGTACTTTTAAATTTAACATCTTTATAAAAGTTAAAATTATTGTAATCATATTCAAATATAGTATCTTCCTTATCCCAACCGTAATGATAACCTGAAACATAAGAATGAACTTGCTTATGAACATCATACAAACCAAAATTAATTGGGAATCTATAATTATCGTTACTACTATCGTTTGAAAACTTACTTCTAAAAATAAAACCTTTATATTCATCCGCTGTAAGATAATTTTTTTTATAACCAAAAAGACCTATATGTATAGGAGCTAATGCATCTTTATGTTCAAGTAATCCGCTACTATCCCAAGAAAATAGTCTTAATCCTCCTTCGGCTTCATATTCTTTACTAGAATCATCTCTATATTTAGAATCAAACCAAATTGCTCCGTGACCTCTATCCGAGTTTTTAAAAGGAGTTATTTCAAGAGGTCGAAGCTCACCGGTGGCATTTGATGCGTCATCATTATTATCTACAGAATACCATTGATTATTAGTGTTGATACTTTGACCTTTAATATATTGACCGTAGTTATAACCGGTAACTGCTAACGCTCCTATTGAAAATATACCAATCAAATCAGATATAGCCACCACTCCTGCTAAAGCAGCTATTTGAGCCTCTATTTCAACTAAAGCAGCTTTATTCGTAAGTAGATCAGCTGCTTTTTCCGTTGTTTCCAGGATCTCTGCCGTAGTTTCAAGACCAATGGCATTTTTTACGGCATTAGTTAAAGCTGTTGCTTCTTTAGTAGTTATAGCTGTAATATTAATGCCTTTTGCAACTCCAATAATACTTTTTACCACTGCTGCCGTAGCAGCTAACTCTGTTAAAATAGTCGTCAAAGTATCGTTTTCTATTGAAGTAGCTGCCAATTTATCAAATTTAGCAGCAGTGCCTACTAAAACATTTACTGTATTTGGTTCTGTAATACCGAACTCGCCAGGATCGTTTCCTCTAACGTTTAAATCCGTTGGAGCAATCAATTTATGACCTATTGTAGGATAAAGAGGATCAAGCATTACTAAATTACCAGCTAAAATATCCGCAGTATTTACATAATCCTCACCAGAAATAGCCTTTGATAAAGTACCTGTCCCGTTATCTACAGTATTCTTTATTAATCCAGTTTCTAAATCACCTAAAGATTGAGCTTTTGTAAAAGTATAAGACGTACCTAAATTATACAGTTCTAATATTTTTTTTAAATTATCGCTTAAATCAGTTAATAAATAAGCAGGATTATCCCATAAAAAAGAAACCTCCTTATTAGCTACAATAAAACTAGCATTATCAAATAACTTAAAATTCTTAGCCGTCCTGATTTGTGTCATTGCTAAAGAAGAAGAAACCTTTATCTCTGAAGAAGTATTTAAAGTATTAACGCTTCCTGCAAATATCTGTGGTAACCATGGACCAGACATAATCCAATCACTAAGAGAAAGCGGATTAAATGTTGGATTAGGTATCGGAATATCTAATATCAAGTTTGATACTAGATTGGGCAAAGGAAATACAGCGGCTCCTAAAGTCGGTAAATTGATAGTACTTATCTGCAATGTTTCCTGCAGCTTGTTTAATTCATTTCCTATCCATATTTTATGGTAACTTAATGTTTCAAAATGACCTATTTGTCTTTTTAGATCAATTATATCCTGTCTTACGTCAATTAATATTGGAGACGGTTTTGCTATATTATTTTCATCGCCTAGTAATATGTAATTCGTATCGCAAAAAATATTAAAGTTCAGCTTATTATCCTTATAATCAAAAAGCTTGACCCATCCGGTATTATCAAGACCGCCAAATAGTCCATACATACTACTTTCTGTGGTATCAAAAGCCATCATCCCTAAACTTCGTCTCTCAAGAAATATCGCTTCTCTTTCTACAAGAGAAGCAACGCTATGGACACCTCCTTTGCCAAAATTATCTAAATGAGTTGGATAGCTATCAAGCAAACTAACAGGCTCAATATATCCAGTGATTTTTATTCCTTTCATGCCGTTAAATGCGTTAATATACTTGAAATCTTATCACTTTCGTTTGAATAATGACTATCAACTAGGTTTGCCAGCTCTGCAAACCATTCATCCGTACTATTATCCAGTTCATTTGGAAAATCTTCTGGAAATCTTGGTTGAAACTTGTAATAATACACGTTGCGAGCTAGCCTATTACTTAAATAATCCAAATAATACCTACTCCATTCTTCAGCTCCCGTCATTGCAACGTTCATGAGACCGAAAATTCTATTTACCGCATATTCGATCCCACTCTCCGAACCGCTCCCGTCAAAACTCATATTACCTATACCGCAACCTACATCTATTATGACAATTCTATTAGCAAAAGGTTTAACGCTTAAACCTATATTTACCGCCGCTAATATTGCATCATTAGCATATATACCGCCGTCGCTATAATAGTGTCCGCCAATTTCATGAGCAGGAAGATAAACAGGCGCAGCACTTGAAGCTCTACAAACATTAACTATGGTTTCAGTATTTCCAATAAAATATGCTGGATCATTAAAATTGGAAAAAACAACATACTTTTTCATATCCTCTTCGTAAGCCGGAACAGCTACATGAACCTTTAAATTAGCTAGTGTAGATTCACCAAAATTATTAACAAGACCTTGCTGTAATATGTTACTTCCATAGTTTGAGTCCTCATAAGCCGACTTATAAAATGGATCATTAGTTGCAATTAATGCAATTTTCTGTAATACGTTAGGTCTATTTGAGTCACTACTGGCATTATGACTACCTACTGCTAAATCCGCCGCTGATCTAATCGTAAAAACTCTTTTAGCATCATTAAGAAAAAAAGCCTCCATTTCATCCTGTGTTCTTCCAATTCCATATCCACAAGCAAGTATTGAACCAATTGAAGTACCGCACATAACATCAACATTTTGCCAAAAATCACTCTGCGTTACTCCCCATTGATGCAGGAACTTCTGCATAAAACGATTAGCTCCATAACCTTTAGTTCCTCCTCCACAAAAACTAAATATTCTAACAGTATTTTTATCCATTCTTTATACCCATTACAAACTCATCGTGTATTTCATTTAAAGTACGATAACAATTATAAATTATTGTTAACCCATATTGGTTCGTAATCTCAATTTTTTTTACCTCATTAAAAACCAAAGCTATATCACTTGAGATATCATAAAACACATACTTCTCACCTAGGCTTTCTGGATAACAAAACCATTTATAACCTACCGATTGAAAGTAATATTCACCATAAATGTCATCAGCAAGCTCACTGGCTCTTAATATACTAAGCGGATTTGTATTACCGTCTAAAATCCAGTCTGTTATATCGTCGGTATACTCGCCGTAATATATTTTATATCTATATTCACAGATATAATCCTTTTGAAAGGTAACACCCGTTGTATCATAGGCTAGTATTTTAAAAGTAACCGCTCCTGCCATATCTTTAGTAAATTCATTTAAAGGAATAGTAATAGGAGATGTATTATCTAGCTTATCAGCTAATAATTGTCCGTCCTGTTCTATAAAAATGCTGTTTTCTTCCAATAATTCAGGATTGATAATATTAAAATTAAAAAGGTAATCACCTATCGGTACTAGGTAGCCTATTTCAAATATTCCTCCTATATCTATATTATTAGCGTTTTGTATGAAAAAAGTATTAAACTCGGGAAAATCAAAACCATAAAATAATTTTGTAAAAACCACTCTCAAATCTGCATCTTTAAATCTTGTGCCAGCTTTTATTTGTCCAACATCAAAAGGAATTGGCTTTGAATTTGTATAAAAAGGATTACTACCTCCACCGCCACCATAAAAATTCTTAATACCTACCCGTCCTGCATTAATAATGCGTTCATCCGTAGTAATAATAAGATCGCCAAGCTGGTCAATTTCTGCTGATTTAATGCCGTTACCATTATCACCTTTGATACTATCACCTTTATCCCCTTTCGTCCCTTTGGCTTTTTTTGCTACTTCAATAAGCTCTGTTACAGCGGAATTAACTTGTTCTTGCAGAGCTTCTGCCGTCTTATCAACTAGCATAGCTACTTTTTGATTAACGCTTGTAATAATAGCATCAACATCAGCATCTCGTCCGTCTCGCCCATCTGCTCCATCCCTGCCATCTTTTGCTTTTGGTAACTTGGCAAATCCTTGATTGATAAGATTTTGAACGTACCCTTGCAACTCTTCTTTATAACTAGTAGATAAATTATTGATTAAACTTTTAATTTTTACTCTTTCTTCCTGCTTATAAGAAGATAAGGATTCTTTCAACTCTTTGCGGGATACGCCGATTAAGTCTTTGATGAAAATTTGAAGTTTATCGTAGTCATCGGTAACGAGCTGTTTTAATTTTTCTTCTAAAGTAGCGGTAATTTGTTGCTGGTCAGCATCCTTGCCGTCTTTCCCATCTTTAACATCTGGAATATTAGCTATAATATATTCTTGTAATTCCTCTTTTATAACATCAAGCGGTATAGCTTCAGCATCTCTTCCATCCCTACCGTCTATTCCGTCTCTGACACTGGGAATATTAGTAAGTATATACTGTTGTAGTTCTTTAGTTAAAGCTTCTACGTCAATATCCTTGGAGTCTTGCCCGTCTCTTCCATCTTTGCCGTCTTTTGGAACGGGAATTTCCAATCTACTAAATTCTTTCTGTACTTGGTCTTGTAGGATTGTAAGTAACTTCTCTTCTAATCCTTTTACAACTTCTTCTTCTCTAATCGCAGTAACAGTCGGAAAGTTTGCTATATCCTGTAATCTTTCTTCAAGCTTTTTAGTCAAGCTCTGCTTAATATTCTCAAGCTCAGTTTTTAGTTTCTTACTTAAATTCTGTCGCTTAACTTTTTTATCCAGGATATCAATGCGTTTGATTAGCTCTTCATTTACATTGTCATTAAGAATAGCGGGAACATCTAGCACAAATCTTTGTTTAAAACCATTTCTAAACTCCACTTCTAAAGCAGAATCCTTATAAAATATATTGGTAATAAATTGTTGCTTATCAAATTTCTGTATTTTGGCCGCTAGTTTTTTAAGCGTAGCAACAACAAGAGCATCGGACATTTTATTTATAGATTATCGTAGAGTTGTTGGAGTTTATCGTTAACTACCGCATCCTCCTTTTTAGCCATTCTTTGCTTTTCCTTAGCTTCGGCTTGCATCGCAACTTTATCAAGCATATATACATCGTCATCGCTAAACTCTTCCTTCTGAAGCGGCTTTAGTTTAATATTTTCCTTAAATTCGCCGCTACCGAACCTTTCTTGCCAGCACTCTCTAGGGTCAATAGCTCCTCTATCTATATATCCCCAGTCTATTTTGGCATGCTTCTCTTTTAACTCCCCGCGTTCTAAATCGGTCTGTTCTACCAGTGAGTTAAAACTCCAGACATTATCCTTATCCCCTTTATATTCTTTCTGCAAAAGTATAAGATTTATTAATCTATCTATTACATACTCCATTTCATCAGTGCGATACGCAGAAACTAAATCGTAGTAGTTTCTCATATCACTAACTCCAGTAGAGTTTAACCCTCCCGGAGATTGCCCAAATAACCTGGTCATAGGATACCCAGTTGCACCGCAAATAGCCTGTTCAAATTTAGTCCATAAATCACTTAAACCCGTAACAGTACTAGCTTTTTTCTCGTAATCTTCTTTATTTGCATCGATTACTATCATATTCGACCCCGATCTTGAAAGGTCTAGCGCTTCTATTCTTTCTCTTATATCACTTCTGCCGTTTTGCCTTATCATCTTCTGATCAAGATCATTAAGCTTAATAATAACCTGAATAAAATCCTGTACTATCTCTACAGAGGCTACGCTTGTAAGGTCATAATGCTTTAGAACTTCATAACAGGATACAAAGACCGAATCGCCCCACCCTTGGTTAGTTACTCTCCTTAAATTGTCAACAATCAAGCCGTCTAAAATAATACAACGGCTATAATGTACTTTTAAAATTGGCTTCTCATTAGCCACGTTCGGAGGTTGTATGCTATAGTAAGCAGGCTTTGAGTAATTTGGATGATACGGATCGATAACTAAATCATCTACATTCCAAAAGACCCAGTGTTTATCGTAAACTTTTAAATTAGCAATTTTATTTATCCTCTTCTCATTTAACGGCTCTTCTAAGCCCAGACCATCATCAATGATAAGTAAAATTAAAGAACCTCCGTATAGCCTAGAAAAATAACCAGCTTCCTTTAGAACGTTATTAACTTTTAGCCTTTTAAACTCTTTTTTGAGATCATCATTTGCAGAATTAAAAAAGCCACTACGCACCGCATCATCAACTAAACACTGAACGATTCTACGTGCTAAGCCATTACCGCTATATAAACTACTTAATTCGCTATAAACTAGTTTTTTATATCCTTTAACTTGAGCTTGTCCCGTACGGCTTAAATTAGAGCCTATATTGGTTAATCTATTCTGCCAGTGATCCTGTCTAAAAACTTTATCAAAAAATCTTTTCATTTGGTCTTTTGGTGTTTTACTATTGTTCCGATAAAATGAGGAGTAGTAAGGCAAATCTATATCTAGTAGTATAATTCATTGTATTTCCATTTGCCATAATTTGCCATTTTATCCTTCATGGTCTGCTCACAGGCATACCTTAGCGAATCGATTCCGTCATCTTGGGCTTTCTCAACATCCCTTAAGATGTTACCCTTCCTGTCGGTTTTAAAGCTATATCTATTAAAATTGTCTATAAGGTGAGTACAACGTGGATGAACATAAATCATTTTATAAGATTTTAAATGCTCTATTCCATCCTCTACCGAGCCTTGCCCCTTTTCCACGCCCTTGGCAAGCAAACAGCAATTCTCGCTTTCTATCCAGGTACGATTAATTGCCGAGATAGTCTCGGGTCTTGAAGAATCAACCCAGATAGTATGATGCTTGATGTGAGGCAAGTATTTTACTAGATAATCAGGGAGCTTGTCTATATCAAGCCCAATCTCTACCATCTCATGCGTTACATATAAGCTCCCATCTTTTTCATACAAACGAACACCAAATGTTGGATGGGAGGGGGTAAAGCCGAGGTCTAGGCCGTATTTTAGCTCTACCGCCTCGTCTTCCTCAAAATCTAAAACATCCCAGTGCGTTCCTCTCTTGAATATCTTAATATTTGAATTGCTAATACAATGTCCTTCATATACGTGTAAGTACTCCTCATAGTCTTTTTTATAAAGCGATAAAGCTTCCTCGTAAAATTGCCAAGGCAATGAAAAGTCATTATCTTCAAAGGATACTTTTTTTATAAAGCAGTTTTCCCTCGTATTATTCGTAATAAATTCCTCATATACTACATCAGTTGTAAATTCAGGATTAAACGCAACTATAATTTGTGGAGCGTCTACCCTTGTAACTGTTGGTGTTACCACCCGCCAGCTATGTCGTGATATACTTGCTGCTTCATCAATAAATAGTCTTTTTAAATTAACTATACCCTTTATAGCATTAGGGTCTCGCCATAAGCCTTTAAAATGGATTTTTACGTCAGAAGTTATGTTCTGAATAAAACCCCGTGATTCAACAACTCTAAAATAATCGCTAAAACCAAGATCGTAAATCTTCTCTTGGAACACCGAGAAAACCGAAGCTAAAAGCGAGCTTTGTATCTCTCTTGCACAAAGATATTGGCAATGCCTATCTTCAAAGCTTTTAAAAATTAAGTAATCAACCAAGGACAAAGACTTTGCCCCTCCCCTGCCACCATATAATACAATATAAGTGTAATGGTGTTTATAAATAGGTAACAAATACCGAGGTGGAGTAATTTTAATATTCACTTCTTAAAAATCTTACTTTTTAATTTTTCAAATTTTTTTAAATTCCCAGTATTCTCATTCTCTTTTACTTCAATAGTGATTTTTAGCTCTTTGTCCTCTAGTACAGATAAATCCGTATTCTGCAACACCTTAATTTCTTCTAAAGTTTCTGTATGTGTTAACTCAACAAATCCAGATAAAGCTTTTGTCAATGCTTCTAGTCTGCTACGCCCTTCTTCCATTTTAACTAAGACAGTGGGTTCAAAAGACTTTTTAGGAATAATATCCTTTACATACAACTGATAAGCCCAAGGCTCTCCTTTCCTCATACGTTCACGTATTTCCTTATATATTTCTTGAGCATCATCAGCACCTAGCTTAGCAATCTCCCTGAACTTTTTACGATATTCGCTAACAGTTCCTTTAGCTTTCCCTGCTGGATTTCCTGATTGTCCTTTTTTAAAACTAGTTGGTTTTGCCATTTGTAATTTCCTGCATTTACCTGCTATTTGCAGGTAATTTTATTCGGATGGTTCATATTCTAACTCCTTAACCAGCTTATTTATAAACTCCTCGCCGACTCCAGCAACCCTTTGTTTGCTTATCACCTTTACCATAGTCTCCAGAATCTTAAGAGCTTCCTTTTTACTATCGTCTTTTAACACTCCAAACATTACTTCCAAATATCGTTCATTATCACGTCTTTCGTTAATTCCCCACAAAAGCGCATCCTTGAACTCATTGCCAATATCCCCTTTTAAATAACGCTCTATAACAATCTCTTCACACTTTGCTTTGGTTGGTAGAGACATAGCTCTTACTCCTTATTTAATTTTTTTTTGTTTCATTGCTATTGTCCCCCCAGGCAGACCCCTGCGTACAGTTTTCCCGTACAAGGTTCCACAATAAAGCATTCCCCTATTTTGACGTTGTTTTATATAGTGGATGATATATTCTTGGTACTGGCAATGGATTCCATTGTAAGTACTGTTGAAACACTTCCCAAGTCATACTTTTACGTTGACTCCGTCGATTGATTCCTTTGAATATTATTCTTTTCACTAAATAATAAAACTGTTGTAAACTTCTATAGTTTCCACTAATCCCAAAGTAACCATAATGCCCAATTAATTTGGCTTTCAGTACTGGCCACCATTCTTTTAAAGGTCGAGAATTCTTTACTACCTTTACCCATTCCTTGATTTCTTGTACCTTACGATTTAGATTCTTTTTAGAGGTCTTATGAACCATACTAAAGTATCCATTTCTACTTGTTCCGCAATAATGCGTAAAGCCAAGAAAATCAAAGGTTTGAGGTTTTTCTCCACCTTTCTTCCATAATTGCCAAGCTTTCCTGCCAAATTTTACTACCTTAGTTTTATCAGGTGAGACAGATAGCCCAAACTTGCTAAATCTCTCTTCTAATTGTTCTAAAAATCCTTTTGCATCTTGCTCACTTTCGCAGCACACAACAAAGTCATCGCAATACTTAATTAGTTGTACGTAACCCTTCGTTTGTAGCTTAAATTCCTTTTCAAACCACAAATCTAGTACGTAGTGTAAGTAAATATTTGCCAATAGTGGACTTAAATTCCCACCTTGCATTGCCCCTTGATCATTTACTTGATACTTACCATTATCAATTACTCCAGCTTTTAATATCTGCCTTACTAACCACATTAAATTTGGGTCAGCAATTCTCTCTTCTAAACAGCGTTGTAGCCAATAGTGGCTTAAGGTATCGAAAAATTTCCTAATGTCTACCTCAGCAATAAAGTTAATCGGTTTCTTCATCACTTCTTGATTAATCTTGTAAACAGCTTGAATACAATTGCGGTTAGGGCGAAATCCATAAGAAGTCTCTAGAAAATCAGTTTCATAAATGGCTTCGAGTATCTTCTTCACCATTAACTGAACTAACTTATCTTCTACTGTTGGCAGACCAAGACCTCGCTTTTCATCCCTTTTTCCAGGTTTAGGAATGTATACCCTCTTTACTGGTTGTGGTTTGTAGCTTTTAGTCTTTAAGCGTATCAGTAGGTTGTTGATATTCTCCTTAAGATTTCTTCCATATTCCTCAACTGTAACGTTATCAATTCCACTCGCCCTGTTACGTTTGAGTTCTTGATAACATTTTACGAGATTCGCTTCGTTGATATGATGTATCAGCGAAGTAAACTTTAGTCGTTTATTAGTTCTAGCCTTTTCGGTTATCAGATCGAGTTTGTTCTTCATTAGTTTTCTTAACCTCCGTGTGTTAACTAACAGGCCACTCAACCTGTCTCTTTATTGTTGACCGCTTCCCCATGTACATAGCTTTCTCATGCTCGGAGTACTATCAGTCAATACGACTTCTGCTCAATCTTTTGTCCATCCTTGCCTTTTCTGACTTGTTTGAACATACTCTCATATCATGAAAGAACTTAGCAGATCTCCCAAGTCCGTCTATAAGTCCTATCTTACATCATGCCGTTGCCTTAGACTCCGGTAGAGTAGTTACCACCTTGCCATTTCGTTGATAACTATGTTGCCTTCCAGTAAAATGAAACTGTCGGCCTCTACAATATCAGTATTTTCGGAGCTCAATACACTATCTTTTGATCCGGCCTAATATATCCCTCCCTTTAGCTTCACTAAATTTGTCACCTCCTCTAGTGTAAAGTTTAGTTTTACGTTGGTGGCTAACCTTTACGTACATTGGATTTTCACCAATTAGAACTTATGCGTTTACCTTGGCGCACCATTCTTTTGCTCCTAATCTTTTGTTAGAATGGTACTTATTATATCTCCTAGCAAAATTCTCATTCTTATCTTTTTCTAAAATTATTAGCTGTTTACACTTATTAACTCTGATTTCCAAGTCATCTACAGACTCCGATAACTGATTCAACTGCCTGGTTACCAGTTTTATTAACCTCGCTATATGCGTAAAAGACATATGGAATTCGTCATTTTCTCTAAACCACTCACGAACAGACCAGTAATAGATTTCCCTAAAATCCTTACTACTATGATATCCATCTAATACATTATAAATATTAGTTATATGTTGTTGAATAATAACTATTAAATCACAAGGCAATTTTAAGTAATCTTTATTACTCTCTAATCGATTGCTCTTTTGAATCTGAGTATAAACCTTCTTAATACTGGATTTACCTTCTGCAACTTCGGCTTTTTGTTCTTCTGTTCCTTGTTGTTGAATTTTATCGTACTGAAAAGCTGTCGTATGGCTTACACCTGCTTTCTTAGCAATAGCCTCTAATGCTCTTCCTTTCTCTGTATTTTCAGGTTTTTGCTCATTTATTTGCGGTGTGTAAACTGGTGTACTAGCCGTATTATCTATTTCCTTAAACTGAGTAGCTTGCATTCGTTCTTTAGCCTTCTGGGCTTCCAGTTCCTTAAATCTATAAGCAAGTGCTAACCTAGTTTCAGTAGGTAAATTCCTTCTGCTAAACTGGTTATTGATCATCCAGAGTTTTACGTCTAGCTCAGTCTCCAGCTCTGGCTTCTCTATTATGTTGAAGCTTATGCCGTGTTTACTGCAAATAGCATATCTATGGTGTCCGTCTATTATAGTATTGTGCCATACCACTAACGGATCACGGCAACCTTCTTTAAGTAAGCTCTGCTCTAAATTATGTAACTCATCACCAGATAATGGAGGGATAAGCCCAGCAAATTCTTCGTTAATAATGAAATTCATACTATATATAACTACTTCTTCTCTTTCTAAAACGGTAGTTCATTAAGCCCACGGCAACTTATCTTCTTCTTCAAAAGTATCATTGGTTTGTTTATTACTTGCTTGCCTATAGTTAATTGGAAACTTACCGCTTCTCTCATCCATATACTCACTATATTTAGCATGATCGGGCGTAATTATGGTCTTGATCTCGTTAAGAGGTTTATTGCCTTTATCTTTATCGTTAATGGTAATTTCAGCTACCACTTGTAAATTATCAAGGTCGGCAAAGCTCTTAATCTGTCTCTGTTTTTCTGCCTCAGGTGATTTATCTTTAGAATGTAAACCGTGAGCAGAGTTAAGTATTGCCTTGATCATACTTCTACCGATCTCAGCGTATTTAGGAGAATTATCGCTATGAAGACCGATATTACTCCAGACTTTTCTATTCTCATATTCCCCGCTTAATATTATAAACTCACATGCAAGATATACGCAAGTACCCGATTTGCTTTTAGTAGCATAGCCGTCTGGCCATTCTTTTGTAATGTGGTTGCCTTTTTTAAGTAATAACCGAACCTTTGCTATGGTTTTATGCGGTATTAATTCATAAGACATCTGGTCTTCAGCATCGTTAAAGTTATTCCATTTACTCATTGTTTTGCTCCACTAATTCTTTTAATCTTTTTATGTTTTTGTTAATTTGCTCTCTAAGATAATTAAAAAACCAACTGTCAAATTCATTATCAAATATCAACCATTCTCCATCTTCATTCAGTTCTTTTTGCGTAGAAGTTAAAAGCTTATAATCCTGCATATCTTGCCTAATTTTCTCTCTTAACATACAATTTGATGTGTATTTTCTAGCTTCTAGTTCGCTCACTTACTCCTCCTTAAATTTTGTTATGTTTCCCTGATATTTCAAAACGAACGATCCAGAACGACCATCCCTATTTTTTGCTACTATTACTGTAATTATTTTCTCATAATCTTTTAGTACAAGTGGATAATCATCTTGCCTGTGCAAGAATAATACCAAATTTGAATCTTGCTCTATTGACCCCGAATCTCTAAGGTCTGAAAGCATAGGTTGTTTATTCTCTCTTTTTTGGTGTTCTCTTGATAACTGGGAAAGTATAATCACTGTAATACCAAGCTCACTTGCCATGTTCTTTAATGTTTTTGTAATAAGTTCTATTTCGGCGACTCTATTAGTTCCTGTGAACCCTGATAGGTGGATTAGCTGAACGTAATCAATGATGATTACCTTCATGTTTTCCTTCATACTGCACCTACGGCACTGAAGATAAAAACTGCCTAAGTCCTTAATGCGATCGGTAAATACCTGAATGTCATGTTTAGTACCTTTAAAATACTCCTTAACGGCGTTATAACGTTCTTCTGAGTGTAATTTATCCGTTCTACTGATTTCAGTAATGTTTGAAATTATCCTTTGATAAACTTCCTGCTTATCCATTTCAAACGACCAAAGACCGACTTTGTACCCCTGTTTTGTAATATTCAAAGCTAAGTTAACCGCAAAAGCACTCTTACCGACTCCTGTACCTGCTCCGACTGTAACTAATTGACCTGCTCTGAATCCATCGATAATATCATCAAGAGCCTTATAACCAGTACTGATTACGGCTTGCTCTTTGGTATTTAAAACCTGCATTACCTCAGCTTCGTAATCATGCTCTTTATTTGGTATCATTCCATCAAGAAGAGCGTTACATCGGTTAGCTATATCAGTTACTACTTCTGCTAAATCCTTACTATCTGCCGTATTCAAAATCTTTGGTTTTGCATTCTCATAAAGAAAAAAAGCTTCTCTCCTAAAATATTGCTTCTGTATCTGACCAAAAACACCCTCAGCATAAACAGCAGTACCAAGAAATGGTACACTCACTACCATACATTGCCTTAAATATTCATCCCTTGAAACTCCATGCGAAAAACTTTGCCAGTCATCTTCTGCTATGGAGTTAGTGTGGAAATAAATATCACTTGTAGATTTCCCCTCAGATACATAAGATTTTACAATTTTAAAAACATGTGCCGCATGAGGAGTTACAAAGTATTTCTCATGCACCATCCTACTTGCACTAATAGCCGCCTGTTCGTCTTGAAGCATATGACCGATAGCTATTTTCTCATTCCTTGCATCCAAGGCTTTTATTTCTTCCAATTTTGTAAGGATATCTTGATCCATCTTGCTACTACCTAGGTTAGAAATATCTGATTATTCGGTGTTGAAAGTCATACATTACTTGCTCCGCTTCCTTTCTCTTCATTTCGGCAATTGATTGTGCTTTCTCCTCCTTGGTAAATTCTTTTTCATTATTTATCGCTTTAACCATGTAGTGGATGAAAGCTTGTCTTCCTCCCCAAATTCTAAGATTAGGGTTTTTTGCAACGATATTTCTCATAACAGCAGTTATTCTACCATTAGAGAAATGAGGTTTATCGCTCTTCTCTCGTATGGCATCGATTA